AAGCGTATTTTGGCATTGTCTGAAAAATATGGTATTGAAATGATTGTTGGTATGGACAGCCATTTCATCTATCCAGAACAAGAGGCAGAGCGTAATTATATGCTTGCGACAAATCCAACCAGATACGAAGATGAAGATGGTTGGTATATGGATTATCCTGACGATGATACTACTATGAATCGCTTTTTGGAGCAGAATGTGTTTACCAAAAAGCAAATTCAAAGAGCAATGGATAATACCGACCTTCTGCTGAAATTTGACGATTATGACATTTTGCCAGATGGATCGCTAAACCCGATTTTCTCTAAAGATATTAAGTTGCCTACTTTGTATGATGGAGAACACGTCATTGATGGTGTATTACTTCCTAAATTAACGCAGGAGGAACGCAATAAGGAATATAGTAAGCTGATCACACGGCTATTTAAGGAATATGTCAATGATGTTCCTCCAGAACAATATGATGAGTATTTTGAGGGAGTAAAAACAGAAGTTCAAGTAATCAAAGACACCAATATGTCGGATTACTTTCTAATCGACTATTACATGGTAAAACGTGCCATTGAAAAAGGCGGCGTTCTGACAAATTCAGGCCGTGGTAGTTCAGTTGGTTATTTTACTAATACTCTCCTTGGATTCTCTAAGGTTGATCGTTTCCAAAGTCCTATCAAGTTGTACCCGGAACGATTTATCAGTAAAAGCCGTATTCTTGAGACAAAATCGTTGCCAGATATTGATTTGAATTGGGGTACACCAGAAATCGCAGCAGAGGCGCAGGAAGAAATCTTGGGTAAGAATCATGCTTATCCTATGATTGCTTTTGGAACGTGCAAGAAAAAGAGTGCTTTTAAATTGTACGCACGTTCTCAGAACATGGATTTTGAACTTGCGAATACTATTTCTACTCAGATAGAGAAATATGATGAGGCTATGAAATATGCTGACGATGATGAAAAGGATGATATTAGCATTTACGATTATGTTGATGAAGAATACCATTCTTACATTGATGCAAGTAAAAAGTATCAAGGTATTATTACTGATAAGAAAAAGGCTCCATGTGCTTATTTGCTGTATGCTGGTAGTATTCGTGATGAAATCGGTCTAATTAAGTGTAAGAGTGATACCACAAAGAAAGAATACATGACCGCTGTAATTGACGGTGCGATTGCAGAGAACTATAAATTTCTTAAAAATGATATTCTCAAGGTTGATGTAGTGTTGCTAATTGATATGATTTATAAGCGTATTGGTATTAAGCCACACACAGTTAATAGGCTTATGGAATTGGTCAAGAATGATCAGGCCGTGTGGGATATTTACGCAAATGGATATACGATGGGTGTAAATCAGGTTGAAAAAGCATCTACTACCAGAAAGTCCATGAAGTATCGACCCAAGAACGTTTCTGAGTTGTCGGCGTTTATTGCAGCCATTCGCCCAGCTTTTAAGTCTATGTATTCTAAGTTAGAGAATCGTGAGGACTTTTCCTACGATATTCCTGCTTTTGACAAAATTCTTCAGACTGAAGAATTGCCACAGAGTTTCATTCTATATCAAGAGCAGACCATGAATACATTAAACTATGCCGGATTTCCTATTGATGAGTGCTATGGCATTATTAAAGCTATTGCAAAAAAGCATCCTGAGAAAGTGCGTCCTTTAAAAGAAAGGTTCATTAATGGTTTCCGGGATAAGATTATACAGGATGAGGGAGTATCAGCAGAAAAGGCAGAAGAAGATAGTGCAAGGGTATGGCAGATTATTTCTGACTCCTGCGGATACGGATTCAATTCAGCCCATGCTTATTGTATGGCACTGGATAGTCTTTATAATGCTTACCTCAAAGCCCACTATCCATATGAGTTCTACGAAGTGTTGCTTCAAACATATTCAGACAAGGGGAAGAAAGATAAGGTCGCAGAACTCAAACAAGAAATGAGCAAGGCATTTGGTATTCGTGAGGGCGATTATCGGTTTGGCCTTGATAACAGAAAGTTCGTTGCTGATCCAGATAATCACACAATCTATCCTTCGCTGTTGTCTATTAAGGGCTTGAGCCAAGGGTGTGCCAATGATCTGTATTCACTTGGCAAAAAGAAGTTTAAGAATTTCTATGAACTCTGGAAGGAACTCAAAAAGAAAAAGAGCCTAAATAGTGCAAAGATTAATACTCTTATCGAGATTGGCTATTTTGATGAGTTTGGTTCGATTGGTAAAATCAAAAGATTTGTTGAAATCCTTGATAAGCTATATGAACGTTCACAATTTAGTAAGTCTGATCTTCCGAAGGAATTTATCTCTTATATCATGAAATATTCTGAGGCCACAGACAAACAGTATCGAAAATTCGATTATGATGCAGCACTCAATGAAATTTGGAATGACTTAGATGATACTGAGATTTCATTTAATGAACGTTTGAAGTATGAACTCAACAACATTGGTTATGTCAAAACCATAATGCCTGATATGTTACCTGATTACGCCTTTGTGCAGGAGTATGAATGTAAATATAAGAATCCTAAACTGACGCTATATCGACTTTGTGATGGTTCTACAGAGGTTGTTAAGGTGCGCCGAAAAAAGTATGATGAAGCACCAATCAATGTTGGGGACATTATCAAAACGCTGGAATGTTCAGATGAAGGCCGTTGGTCTAAGGACGAAAATGGTGACTGGCAGCAGAGCCAGACAGATCATGAATGTATCTTGAAGAAATGGTCTTTCGTCAGGGATAATACTACTGAGGGAGGGGAACCAGCATGAAATGTCCTTACGGAAACGAACGTTGTCTGTGCGCTAATTGCACAGACAACGCAAAGTACGATGGTTGTGAGAAGGGATATTGTATTCATTGCTATGAGTGTGAAGATGCTCAAAAAGCTATTCATGACGTATACTTTTGTATTGGACATAGGAGGATAGAAAGTGAGGACTAAAGACGAACTGTTCATGCTTGGGGAAGTTTCCACTTTACTTCAATATCTTTTTATGAGCGAAAAGCATACTATAATATTTAATAATGGGCTTACTGATTTACAAATCAGAATGGATGAAAATTTCAATATTTGGTGTAGGAATTTGCAATTTCCTGATATTCCCGAATCTGATTTTTCTGAGCAGATGACAACATTATATATGCTTGGTGTCATTCAAATTCTTCAAAATACACCTCCAGTTGAATTTAAAAATGCGTTTGCAAATCGTTGGGAGGAAATCAAACAAATCACCTTGGCTAATCTTGCTTTAAATAGAAAGTAGGTTAAAATACAATGGTGAGATTTAAAACGAAAGAGATTGATAGTTATTATGCTGCCAATTCAATTTTGAATTTCATTGATTATGCCGAATCTAATTTGCATAGCATTGGCAGATATAATGGCTCATTATCATTATACCGCAAATGTTTGTATATTAGACGGGAAGATTCACTGTTTTATAAGTATGGAGAAGATAATACTGGCGATATTCAAAAATTAAAACAATTCATGCGTAGATGTTACCGTGAAATTAATCTGTGGAAGAAGGTATTTTGAAATGATTTATACCACATATTTTGCAAAACTGAAATCGTTACCTAAAGATATTGTGCCAATTAGCATTTGTGGCAAGGCTCCGAATAATTACAATGGCCTCCAGTATAAAAAACTTGCACCAAAATATGATTTCTTTATGAAATGGAAAGAGAATCATGATAACGACTATTATATCTGTTGTTTTGATAATCAAGTTCTTTCTGTGCTTAATCCTACACAGGTAGTTGCTGATTTAACTGCAATGGCAGCAGGACGTGATGTTGCTTTAGTATGCTATGAAAGGCCGACAGATTTTTGCCATAGACATTTGGTAGCAGAATGGTTGCAAAAGAATGGCTATAATGTCCAAGAATGGAGTGCCTAAATGGGAGAAGATAAAAGTAGTGTTTTATACTATAATGGTAGGCCATTACTTAATATAAGTGAGATGCCTCCCATAACGTTTGATTCATGTGTAGATGGTGGTGATATAATCGGCACTTTTCCACAAAACAGAAATTGTTCATTTGCAGCAACATTCAAACATTTAAAAATGAGCCGCAAGAAATTTGTTCATAATCTAATAAAACAAGGTTATTCTAAAAAAGTGGCTAAACAGTTGGCATGGTATTGCAATGGTAAAAGGATTCCTTATGGTGCTGCCAACGATTTAATAGCTTTGGGTTTATCTGTGAGGTGATTGGAATTTTAGAACTATACAAATATACTGATAAAGAAATTGACCAGCTTGTTAGGTCTATTGTAATTCTTAGTGATACCAGAGAACAGAAGAACCAACATATTCTTGATTGGTTTGATAAAAAGAAAATTCCCCATAAGACAAAAGCATTGTCAAATGGAGATTATAGTTTTTATGTTCCTGCCAATCCTGATTTGAATATTGATAGAGATTTGTTCTTTGATAAAGAAATTATGGTAGAACGTAAAGGATCACTGGAGGAACTAAGCGGCAATCTTTCACAACAACGGGCAAGGTTTGAGGAAGAAATGGCTACATATCCGGGCAAGAAGTATTTACTGATTGAGAACGCAAACTATCAAGATATTATCATGGGGAACTATGATACAAAGTTTTCGGCAAAAGCGTATCTTGCAAGCCTCCATACATTTAACCATCGTTATGATCTTCAGATGATATTCATGCCTGATCCACAGTATTCAGGATATTTTCTGTATGGAGTGTTCACATACTTTCTCAGAAAAATTTTGCGGTAACTGCTTGACAATAACAAGAAATACAACTATACTAATAATAGATGGGGCGTTCCTCGGATGCTCCATCTACCAGAAAGTGTATAACAACAAATACAATAATGAAAGGGGATTGCATGAATAGTTCAATAATTGCTGACCTTGTACGAAAACTCAATAAGTGTCGTGATGCTTATTATAATCGTTCTGATCCGCTTATTCCTGACTCGGAATATGATTTCTTATTTGATAAGTTAAAGCGGCTTGAGAATGAGACAGGGATTATCCTAAGTAATTCACCTACACAGACTGTTGGATATGAAGTCAAGAGCAAGCTGGCAAAGGTACAACACGATATTCCTTTGCTCTCGCTTGACAAAACTAAAGACGAAAATGAACTAAATAAATTCGCAAAAGAAAATCCATGCCTGTTGATGTTCAAGTATGATGGCCTAACAGTAGAGTTGATTTATGATGGCGGTGAGTTAATTCAGGCTTCAACCCGTGGTGACGGGTATGTTGGAGAAGATATTACTCATAATGCGAAAACATTCAAAAACATTCCTTTAAATATTCCATATAGGGGATTTCTTAGGGTTGTTGGTGAAGCTATCATTCATGAAAGCGATTTTAAGGCAATCAACGACAATCTTCCTGCTGGTGAAAAACCATATGCAAATGCCCGTAATTTGGCGGCAGGATCGGTTAGGCAACTTGATAGCGGTATTTGTGCAGAGCGTAATATTGCTTGGATGCTTTGGGATGTACTCGAAGGACTGGATGATGTAATTCCCATTAGCGACTCCAGAGAAGCAAAAATGAATTATTGTGTAAATATAGGATTTGAAGCACCTGATTTTCTTCCTTTTACATTAGAAGTTCATCAAAATAATCTTTCAGAGATGATTGAGTCATTAAAGGCCAGCGCAAAAAATAAAGGTATTCCCATTGATGGCCTTGTTATGAAATATGATAGTATCTCTTACTCAAAACAGAAAGGCGGCACTTCTCATCATAACAATGACGGTATTGCCTTTAAATTTGAAGATGAAACCGCAGATACAGTGTTGCGGGATATTGAATGGTCGCTTGGTAGAACGGGGCAGCTTACTCCTGTGGCAATTTTCGATTCTGTTGATCTGGATGGGACAGTAGTTACAAGAGCCAGTGTACATAATTTGAGTTACATTAAGGACTTTGATTTGCGTGTTGGCGATAGTATTAGAGTTTATAAAGCCAATATGATTATTCCTCAGATATTGAAGAATCTCTCTGCTGAGAACAGAACAGACAATATTTGTGTGGAATATCCTCATGTTTGTCCTGTGTGTGGATATGGCCTTGTTGTTGAGAAGGTAAACAATACAGAAACATTGTATTGTAAGAATCCTCATTGTGCTGGAAAGAAATTAGGTGCATTTGAACACTTTGTAAGTAAACCAGCTATGAATATTGATGGACTGTCTGAAGCAACACTGGAGCGTTTTATCTCAAATGGATGGCTAAATGATTTTTCAGACCTGTATCGTCTTGATCAGTATAAAAATGAAATTGTCCGAATGGATGGCTTTGGTACACGTTCCTATGAAAAATTGTGGGATGCTATTCAAGCATCAAGAAATGTTTCATTTGATAAGTTCCTTGTTTCTTTGGGTATTCCTAATGTTGGTAAGACAGCATCTAAGGTCATTGCAAGGTATTGTGAATATGATATTGCAAGGTTTGAAGATTTAGTAGGAAATGATTTCGATTGGACTGTACTTGATGATTTTGGAGAAGTAATGTCCAATAGTATCAAAGAATGGTTCGAGGACTCTTTGAATGTTGCTCTGTTTGCAAAACTTCTTGATTACATTACGATTTCAAAGCCTGAGATTACAGTTGTCAAAAGTAATCCATTCAAAGACAAAATTGTTGTTGCAACTGGCACACTACATAACTTCACCAGAGATGGTATTACTAAAAAGTTAGAGGAACTTGGAGCAAAAGTTGCTGGTTCAGTTTCTAAGAAAACAGATTATCTTATTGCTGGTGAGAAAGCTGGATCAAAAATGGCAAAAGCGCAGCAACTCGGCGTAATGGTTTTGACTGAACAAAAATTCATGGAGATGATTAGTTGAAAATTTTACATCGGCTCTTAGGATATTGCCCTATATGTGGACGTTGGTTTCAATTCAGCACCAAGCAGCGTACCCCAAACACTGTTAAAGACGAATATATTGTATGCTGCAAGTCTTGCTATGAAAAAATCGAAGCATATAGAGATGAATTACTCAGGGATTTACATAAAGATCAGAGGATTAAATCAAGAATGATGAAATAAAAGGCGAGGACGTGCGCCAAAACACACGTCCTCATCAAGTAAATTATTTCTTTTTCTCCGTATCAGCAACGGGTGTTGATTCAGGCTCGTCAAGGGAAATCCCTAATTTCTGAGCAATTTCCTCATTGCTCATTCCAGCATCTTTTGCCTTTGAAATAAGGGCTTTCAGGCCAGCGGCTTTAGAAGCACGTGGCTTTGGATTAAGGATTGCATTTTTCTTTGCCTCTAATTTTTGAATAGCATCCTTATGTCCAGCAATCTTTTTGTCAATCTCGGCAATACGTTCTTCTGCTGGGCGGCGAACTAACTTGCGCTGTTTGTTTTCGGCTTCTGCCATTATAGATCACTCCTTATCTCAAAATATGGCATTTGAATTATAGCACACTTCTTTTAATTTGTAAACATGAAAGGTGAAAAATTTAATGGGAGAATACACTTATACCAATGAGGACTTGATTAAAATGCAATCACGTCCTTTTAATACAAAGCTGCAAGTAACAACTGCAAAGTTCCTTGAGTTTTGTCAAAAGACTGAATATAATGTTTCCCTCTCATTTTCGGGGGGGGCAGATAGTTCAGTTTTGTTAGATATGTTTGCAAAGTTTTGGTCATTGCATCGTGAACAGCATGGTAATAAACCCTTGCTTGTTATTTATGCAAATACAAGTAACGAATTTGCGTCTATGCCAAAACACGTTAAATTCTTTTGCGAATATATTGAAAACAAATATGATATAAAAATTGATTTACACATTGTACGAAGCAAGATTACTTTCTTTGATGTTGTAAAAACTGAAGGGTATCCAGTGGCAAGCAAGAAAGTTGCTCGAATGATCCGTGACGTAAAGGATTTTCTTGATGAGAGAGGTTTGAAATATGATGACGATATTGAACCGTATCTTGATCAGGGAATTGAAACAGCAAACTATTTGCGCTCTATTAACTGTCCTGCGACTATCGTATTAAGACTTTCTGGATATACCAGAGATAACAACATCTCAAAAACATGGTCAATTCCAAAGAAATGGAGATTTTTAATCAATGCGCCATTTCCAATCAGTGAACATTGTTGTGATATTCTTAAAAAGCAACCGATTAAACTTGTTCAAAAGGAAGTAAAAGCTAATCCTATTTATGGAACTTTAGCCGAAGATAGTCAAATGCGGCGAGATGCTTACTTAAAAACAGGCTGCAATGCTTTTAAAGATGGTCACGGTAAGTCAACTCCTATGGGATTTTGGATTCGACAGGATATATTAAGATACTTACATGATTTTAATATTCCTATTGCACCTCCATATGGCGAGATAGTTCAACTTGAAAATGGTAAATTTGAGTTTACTAAAGAACATAATACAGGATGTAAATTGTGCTTGTTTGGTTGTCATTTAGAGAAAGAGCCAAATCGTATTCAGCGTTTAGCTGATATTGAGCCAAACACTTATAAGTTTGTGATGAAAAGTCGTGAGGAAGGTGGTCTTGGTTATCGTGAAGTAATGGATTATTTAGGAATACCTTATGAAAACAAAGGAGATACATGAAAAAAGTTTTAACAATTACAATCGCATTTTTAGTTTTAATATTCGGTATTATTGTGGTGGGTCTGACAACGGCTCAAGAAAACAAGGCTAAAGAAGTGCAACCAATTCAATCAAGTGAGAAATGTCAATTAGTTTATATTGATTCAACTATTCCTGTAATAAAGCCTTTCTATACCACAATAGCAAATCATATTACAGAGAACGAACGTGAAACGCTTGCACGACTTGTATATCTGGAGGCCAGAGGACAATCTTATCTTGGTCAAAAGGCGGTTGTAGAAGTTGTATTGAATAGAGTATTGAGTGATGAATTTCCTAACACGATTGACGATGTAATATATCAAAAGAATCAGTTTTCTCCTGCAAAATACATTGAAACAACTACTCCAACTCAAATTCAATATGACGTAGTTGATGAAGTTTTATCTGAGATTTATCCAGTTTTGAATACAAATGTGCTGTTCTTTTCAACGAAACAATATAATGATTTGCTTTATGAAAAGATTGGAGATCATTGTTTTTGTTATTCTACAAAATCTTATGAAAAACAGAAAGGAAACTAACAACAATGAAACGCAATAATTATCCCAAGCGTAAAAACTCTGAGCAGATGGATGAGCCAAAGAAGGTTGTTAAGATCAGTTGTATGGAGTGTGGGAGTTCTCACGGAACCATGCGAAAGATTAACGATCATGGCAAGAGAGGGTATCTTTGTGAGTATTGTTTTGCCGACTATCAGGCTGACAATGAATCCTAATAACAATAAATACAACAATATAGGAGGCTGATTTATGAGAGTTGTTTCCCCAGCATTTGAAATTCTTACACCCATTGATGGTATTGAAATTTTGAAAACCATTGAGACAGTAGGCCGCACTTGTTATAAGAGCGAGGATAAAATCACTGATGATTCTTGTGTCAATTTTGTACAAGGTATTATCAATCGTGGACATGAGGCCGTGATTGAACACTACAACATCACTGTTCGGCTGACAAATGATCGAGGTGTTTCCCATGAGGAAGTACGTCACCGCATTGCCAGTTATGCTCAAGAGTCTACAAGGTATTGTAATTATGCCAAGGATAAATTCGGTAATGAGATTACATACATCGACATTCGGGGCGGTATGAATCTTGATCCGAAGGTTAGCAAGTTGGATGCAGCTATTCAGTCTCAAATCTATGATGAGTGGGTAGAGGCTTGTTTGGATGCAGAGAAGCATTACAACAAAATGATTTCGCTTGGTGCTACACCTCAGATTGCTCGAAGCGTTCTCAACAACTCTACTAAGACCGAAATTTGCATCACTATGAATATCAGGGAGTGGAGGCATTTCTTTGACTTACGTTGTTCTCCCGCAGCACATCCGCAGATGAGAGAGATTGCCATTATGCTCCTGAAGGCGTTTAAGACGATGATTCCTGTTGTCTTTGATGATCTGTACAAAAAGTATGTGACAGATGCCAAAACGGAGTAACAGATATATTGAGTGTGGGGATTACTACAAAATTGAATTATATTATCCCCGCACCAATAGGGTATGTGACTACGCTCTTATTTCCAAAAGCGATAAAGAGATAGCAGAAAAAATCTTTTGGAGAAAGACAGAATACGGCTATGCCAGAGGTAAAAATCCATCAACAGGCAAAGATGTTTTATTGCATAAACATATTACTCAAACAACAAAAGAAACAGTAATTGATCACATCAATAGAAACAAACTTGATTGTCGCCGTTCAAACATGAGGATTGCTGATAGTCAAATCAATTCTTTGAACAGAAATCCTCCAAGAAACTCTCTAACTGGATATAAAGGTGTTTCGTTTGATGTAAGAAGTGGTAAATACAAGGCGTACATTAAAATTGATAGGAAGCAATTTAATCTTGGACTATTTGATACTCCAGAAAGAGCGTATCAAGAACGAATGGATTTTGAAAGCAAATTAATGTATTGCCTAAGTAAAAATTGTAAGGGGGCATGAAATGAAAGTAATTTTGATTTCCGGGAAGGCTCGACATGGCAAGGATACTCTTGCAGGAATGTTTAAGGATTATCTTGAAGATGAGGGTTATCGTGTGCTGATTGCACATTATGGAGATTTGGTTAAGTACGTCTGCGAGAAATTTTTTGATTGGGATGGCAATAAAGACGAGGCTGGCAGAACTCTTTTACAGTATGTAGGTACAGATATTGTTCGTAAACAGAATGAAGATTTTTGGGCAAACTTTATCAAAGACATTCTGACAATGTTTAGTCATGAATGGGACTATGTTCTTATTCCTGATACAAGGTTTGTTAATGAGGTAGAGTGTTTCAATGGGAACTTTGATTCAAGTCTTGTACGTATCTACCGCCTGAACTACGACTCTGGCCTGACACCACAGCAGTTATCACATCCTTCCGAAACTGCTCTTGATGATTATAAGTATGATTGTTACGTAGTTAATGATGGTGGTTTGCAAGACCTAAGAAATAAAGTCCCGGAAATTTTAAAGACTATTGGAGGTCTAAATGCGGGATAAGAGAATCATTCTGTGTGATGCAGATGATACTATTGAGAATCTGTGTCAGACATGGGTTACATATCTCAATAGAATGTATGGAACTACTGTACATAGTAGTGAGATTGTTGATTGGAATGTAAGTCTATTCTTTCCATCGCTGACAAAAGAACAGGTTTATGATCCGATTTTCAATAAGAATTTTTGGAAAGAAATCAATCCTATTGATGGATGCTATAAGGTTCTTGAAGCAATTAACAAGCGAGATGAATTGTACATCATCACAGCAACTAACTATCAAACTTGTGATACAAAGATTGAAAGAATACTTGAAATGTATCCGTTTCTCAAATGGTCACAATTCATTATTACAGAAAGAAAGCAATTAGTGTATGGTGACTGGTTGATTGATGATGGAGTACACAACTTTGATGGCGGTGTTTATGAGGGAATTTTAATGAGTCAACCTCATAACAAAAACTTTAATGCTGAAGAAAATGGTCTTATTCGAGTTCATGGATGGGATGAGATTGGCAAAATTCTACTTTAACAAATTGGGAGGAACATTATGAATTATATGGAAATGACAGGAGATTTGTTTGCTGTCCCACAGGGTTATTACCTTGCTCATTGTATCTCTGGTGACTTCTCTCTTGGTGCCGGAATTGCAAAGCAATTCGATGAAGTTTATAATATGCGCTTTAAGTTGTTTAGGGACTATCCTTTTGAAGCAAATGAAAAGTATGGATATGTAGGCAAGGCTCTCTTAGTGGACAATGTATTTAATCTTGTTACTAAGCCAAAACATTATCATCGTCCTGATTATGACACATTGCTTGATACCATCATTGATATGAAGGATCAATGTGAAAATCTAAATATTACTAAGTTGGCAATGCCTAAGATCAGTTCTGGCCTTGACAGGCTGGATTGGGAGAAAGTCAAAGAAATCATTCAGGATGTGTTTGATGACTTTGATATTGAAATCTTGATTTGTAGTCTGTAAAGAGGAATTGCCATGACAGAGTATAAACCCCGATATTTAGTCATGGTTACTGCGTCTGCAAACAATAATAAATATTATCGTCAAATTCCTAATGGTGATACATGGATTGCTGAATACGGTAGAGTAGGTAGCAATCCGCAGCGCAGAACTTATCCTATGAGTCAATGGGAGTCAAAGTACAAAGAGAAAATTAAAAAAGGATACGTTGATCAGACTGATTTAGCAGAAGATTTAGTGCAAGTAAAAGAGTCAAAGCAAAGTAACAAGTATAAGGAAATTGAGAATAGGTCTATTGCTGAGATTGTAGAACGTCTACAAAACATGGCACGAAAAGCCATTAGTGATAACTATACTATCTCATCGAATAAAGTTACACAAGCAATGGTCGATGAAGCACAAAATATTCTAACAAGTTTGCTTGATGTGAAAGATGTTACTAAGTTTAACGATATTCTATTAAAGTTGTTTACCACAATTCCACGTAAAATGAGTAATGTAAAATCGTTTCTCGCAACATCTGAAAATGATTTTGCAAGTATCATTGATAAAGAACAGAACTTGCTTGATGTTATGAGTGGTCAGGTTGTTCAACATCAAGTTATTGATGAAACTCCCGAAGAAGTCAAAAAGCAAGATTGTACCATTCTTGAACAACTTGGTCTTGAATTTGATGAATGTGACAACAAGGATATTGCAATTATTAAAACTGCTTTAGGTTCTTGTTCTGATAAATTTTATCGTGCATGGAAAGTCAAAAATCTTAGAACACAGAAACGATATGATCAGTTCATTAAAGACAACAATATCAAGAATACTAAATTACTCTTTCATGGGAGTCGCAATGAGAATTGGTGGTCAATTATTAATAGCGGCTTAGTCTTAAAACCTACCAATGCTGTTATTACTGGCAAGATGTTTGGCTATGGAATT